TCATTGATGATTTTATTCGCAGCACGTTGAACAGCATCATACGATCCATCGGTGGTCACTTCATGAATCCCGTAAAACTTACCGGCACGTTCAGGCGGCACAAGCCCGTTTTCCGATGCATCAAACCGAACCACAATTCTAATCTTTTCCGTATACATCTTTTCTTTCTTATGTAGTCGCATCAATTCAGTAACAGCAAAGTTTCTCATAATTTTCCTTAGCCAGATGAATCTACATTATAACTAATTCCACAATCATTGCAATAGTAGTTATGGTAGCAGTTACCACGCTGCGTAATAGTCATATTATATTTACGGGATGTGGTTATAGCGTATTCCTTAGGACCGAAGTAATCCTTAAGGCTATACTCACACCCACAATCTGTAGTATGCTTGGCATACTCTACAGGCATCTTTTGCCAGCCGTTCATAGTTCCCAGATCTTTGCTCATGTCTCTTTCCTTTGAGTAATGTTCCTATCTCTTATATCGTCATTGTAGACACTAGGCTTGAGCCTGTCAACGTCAATCCGTCAAAGTGGTCCAAAATAGTCGGAAATAGAAAAGTAGTTGTAAGTCGGTTCTGCGTAAGGGTTTACATCGTGCCGGGGGGAGGGATACCATCCTAAATCGTGTGATATCATATACTTAGGTCCATTTGAGGTCGGGGGTAGTTATTTGTTCAATTTGGATATCGCTTTTGAATCAGGGAAAACCGGGGGTGGTTCAAACACAATTCAAAATTTTTTTTCCCATATGTCATACCCCTCCTATTCAGATCGCACCTAATCGCCCCATCTCGCCCCCTTTTCCATTTTTATCGAGCGAAGCGAGCTTTTGGTGTATATTATAATGTTAGATTCACGTTATACACAGAAAGGTTACCAAAATGACTAAAGACAATCCCACGAATATTGAAACTCAATATGTTGCTAAAGCTACCAAGGAGCTGGAGGACAAAGTCGCCCAAGAGCTGGCCATTGATGCAGAAGATCAAACAAAGACATCCGCCGATGCTATGTTTCAAGGGGGAGAGCCTTTCTGTGGCGAACACAACCCCCCTCACACTATATGTGGGAAGGATTTTAAAGACTGTAAAGGCGCCGAATGAAAATACCGAAGACTATGACAGAGGACCAAGTAGTTGATATTATAACTAAAGTTGCCCACCGCTTGGCCCCCAAGTTCACTTTTGCTTTTTATGAGACAGAAGACATCGAACAAGAAGCTTTTATGTTAGGAATTGAAGCCCTCGGCCGATATGATGACACAAAGCCCCTCGAAAACTTCCTCTATACTCACATCTCAAATCGCCTAAAAAACTTTAAGCGCGATAACTATTATAGATTTGACCACGGGGACGCCCAAAAGATCCAAGACCGCAAAAAAAGCATCCTCGATGCCGCCGACATAGACAACTTTAAATTTATCTCTGCTGAAACTGAAGTGTTTGATGATGCCCATATGAAAGAAGTGCGCGACCTAATAGACAGGAAGCTTCCGGCAGATCTACGAAGTGATTATTTGCGGCTGAAATCTAACACTCCACTTCCAAAGACTAGGCGCGATTATATTATTCATATCATTGAGGAGATTATCGAGAGCGAAAATGATCAGGGAAATTAAAAGGGGCGACTTGCATGAAAAGTACTTTGAGTTGCTCTCACAGTTAAGTGGCGATGTAAAGGCTGTTAATAAAGAGGGGTTGTGGACACAGTATAATAATAATGCGCACCATAAGGTTTTTGTATATGAGGAGGTGGGGCTTATCATGGGAACGGCGGCTATTTTTATTGAACACAAGTTTTTGCATTGTGGGAGTCATGTGGGCCATATTGAAGATGTAGTGGTGGATCATAAGCATAGGGGAAAGGGCATAGGGGAAGCTCTAATAGAACACTGTAGGGAATATGCAACAGAGTGGGGGTGTTATAAGGTAATTTTAAATTGTGCGTCAGATAAGGTTGCGTTTTATAAGAAGTGTGGTTTCTGGACGGATACAATAGGCATGAGGTATGAATAATGTGTGGAATATTTGGATCTGTAAATAAAGGGGCAATGGGCGACACTTATGCGGGCCTGAAGAAGCTAGAGTATCGGGGATATGATAGTTTTGGATTTATGGCCTTCAATAAGGGCTGGATACCAAGGGGATTCGGCGTGGTTGCTAATAAGGGGTTGGGACCTCTGGATCAAAGCCTATTTAAAGACAATAACTATGAGGCGGTGGTTGGCCATGTACGGTGGGCTACCAATGGGGCAGTTACAATAGAAAATGCGCACCCACAAATCTGTGAGGGCTATTATGTGGTTCACAATGGGATTGTGGAAAACGCCCCATCTACTATGCTGGATACCAAGTGGATTGCAAACCTATTGGAGCTTCATAGTGGCGATGTGGATGCTGTTTATGAAAAATTAGAGGGGGATAATACTTTTGTTTATTTTGACTTAGATGGTAACGTGTGGTGTGTGGCAAAAGGCACTAAGCGACTGTTTGTCACAGATAACGGCTATGTGAGTAGCGATCTAAACGCACTAGCGGGCTTTAGCGACGATGCCCGTATATTATCTAATGGGTATTGTAGATTAGGTAAAATTCTTGATGTTGGAATGCGTTTGGTTGCGGTGTCGGCACCATCTGAGATAGTAGTGCGTTATCCGAGTCTTATGGGATATGAGATGTTGTCGGAAATAAAAGAGCAGGGGCGATTAAAAAGTAATCAGTGGCTTTTTGTTAATGAGGACTTAGATATTATTGCTACGGGTAGTAGCTTGCACGCAGGTATGTTTGGGGCCTATGCATTAGAAAATGAGTTGGGTCTTTCTGTGAGGTGTATCCATGCGAGTCAGGCTAATCACAGAACGTTGGGAAATAATGTGTGGACGATCAGCCAAAGCGGAGAAACTAGAGACGTTATTAATGCGGTTAAGCATATTGATCATTTTGCCTGTATCACAAACAATGCCCATTCAATTCTACATGATATGGCGGATACGGGAATTGTTTTAGATGTGGGGCCTGAACACGCCGTTGCTTCCACTAAGACATTTACGATGTCTTGCATCAAATTGTGTCAATCTGCGGGAATCCGTATACCGGATTTGTTACCTCATGTACGCGATATTATTCAAAGAAAAGATGAACTTAAATCTTTAGCAGAACAAATTATGGATTATGACCACTTCTTGTTTTTGGGTGATAGGCAGAATTATCCGATAGCTCTTGAGGGGGCGTTAAAGTTTAAAGAGGTTTCATATGTCCATGCAGAGGGAATGCCTTCTTCAGAAATGAAACATGGGCCTATTGCTTTAGTAGATAAGAATGTTCCTAGTTTGTTTATTGTTACTGCTGGTTTTACCCCAGAAACAATATCGAATATTAATGAAATACAATCCCGTGAGGGGCCAGTTGTTATTATAACACATGATTCTATCAAAGACAAGTTTAGCGGCTTAACTGACGTTGTGTTTTCATGTAAGGATACGGGCGAGCCATATTCCCAATCGTTGATTTTAAATGTTGTTCTCCAGTTGTTGTCATATTATATAGCGGTTAAGAAGGGTATTAACCCAGACCGACCTAAAAACCTAGCTAAATGCGTAACGGTGTAATTATGAAAAAAGGTAGATTCGGGCGTTCAGAAATGACGTTTATCGAGCAGAACTGCGAGACTCTTTCTCCTGAAGATATTGCTGATAAACTGGATAGAGATCCCTTGTCCGTAACCAACTGGATCAAAGAAAATGTTGGGTTCTCAGCGTCTCAAAAAAAAGAAGCAGCGGTTATTCATGAACTAAAGAATAGACCTTACTACCGGGAGCTAGACCAACAGTTTTCTGAGGAAGAACTAGATATGTTTGAGTTCCACTTTAAGAAGATGTGGTCCCAGTTTAAAGACGATGTGTTCCATACGGAAGAAATACAAATAGTAGATACTATTAAACTAGAGTTACTTATGAATCGAATTCTCAAATCGCAACATAAGGGTGTAGGAGAGGTTCATCGTATAGGGCACTTGGTCCTTATGGAAAAGGAAAAAGAAAAAGGAGATAGGGACCATGAGTATATCATGAACATGGAGCGCCAAATTGCGGTCCTACAAGCTACACAGGAAACCCTGTCTAAAGACTATAAGGACTTACAGGCGCGTAAATCGACGATGCTCAAGGATCTTAAGGGTACTAGAGACCAGAGAATTCGTGCAATAGAAGATTCCAAACAAACGTTTGCGTCATTAGTGAAGAAGATTGCGAGTGATCCCGAGTTTCGACAGTCCGTAGGTATTGAAATGGAAAAAATGCGTTTAGCTACTGTAGCTGAGAAAGAGCGTTTAGAACAATACATAGAATACGAAGATGGTACTGTGGATCAACCATTTTTATCTCCAGAAACGGCAAAGGAAGACTAAATGAAAAAGAAAAATTTTTACAATCTTCCGGTCAAACATCCAGACGGTTTTGGTCCGCTCAAACATCCAGACTTGCCTCGCGCGTTCCTATACCGGGACGAGCCTTGGCAGACTATGCCAAACAATCATGGCATACTCATGAAATATACTCAGTTCGCTCAAATAATTATAGATGTTTTTTCTGATTACTTTAGTGACGACAAGGAGACAGTAGTTTGGCAAGATGCAGGAGAAAATAGGGGTATTAAAGTTTTTGAAGAAGCCCTGTCTAATCTTGACAAACAAAACAAAGATCATTACACCATGATAGAATTGGGAAGTAATAACGCATTTTACAGTATGTTATTTAAAAAAATATTAGGGCCAGATAAAACCATTAATGTGATGGTTGAGCCGCATGAAAAATATATGCATATGGGACCAGAGCACTTTGAGATTAATAATTTAGAGGGCTATTTTATAAATAAACAGATATATAATCCAAACGGATGGTGTGATATACATTTTGATTGTGAAAGTACCACAGTTGATGAATTGATGACTGAGTATAAAATTGAAAGTCTAGATATGCTTCACATGGATATAGACTCATCAGAGCTTATTGCTTTAGAAGGATCTAAAGAAAGTTTGTCAAATAAACGAATAGATTTTTTATATGTAGCTACTCATAGCCAAGAATTGCATGACTCATGCAAATTGCTATTAGAGGGATGTGGGTATAAATTGTTTTTTGAATATGGCCAGAGGTTGATTTGGGAATCGATAGGCAATGATAGTTTGCTGGTTTTTTGCAGATAGATCTAACATCGGAAACAACAAGGGAAGACTAATGAAGACAGCAATGATATTTGGGATAACGGGACAAGACGGAAGTTATTTATCGGAATTGCTTTTAGAAAATGATTATAAAGTAGTGGGTATTACCAGAAGAGTTAGTGTCGATACTCTAGGGAGAATTAAACATTTAAAAAAGAATCCGCGCCTTACCATAGAAGAGGGTGATGTTACCGACTGTTTTTGCATTAGCAATCTGATGAAAAAGTATTCTCCTGAGGAAATATATAATCTATCAGCTCAGTCTCATGTGGGTACTTCTTTTACACAGCCGTCTCTAACTTGGGATGTTACAGCTGGCGGATGTCTTAATATATTAGAGGCTATGCGTTATTCAAATATATTCGAGACTACTAAGTTTTATCAAGCCTCTTCTAGCGAAATGTTTGGGAAAAATTATAGTATTTTTGAATCTGATCAGGGCAAGAAGAAATTTCAAAATGAAGATACTGCATTTATGCCCCAGAGTCCTTACGCGATAGCTAAACTCGCCGCTCATCATTTAGTGAGAAACTATAGAGAAGCTTATGGTTTATTTGGTTGCTGTGGAATACTGTTTAATCATGAGAGCGAAAGACGTGGCGAAAACTTTGTCACACGAAAGATCACTAAGTATATCGCAGGATTAATGGGTAGACTACAAGAACAATTGGCTACTATAGAAGATGTCTATGAATATAATGATGAGACATTGGCATGGCCTCCCAAGGCCGTAGACGCCAAACGAACTATAAGTATGTATCCAAAACTAAGGTTAGGTAATTTGGATGCTAGAAGAGATTGGGGGCACGCTGAAGACTATGTGCGTGCTATGTGGTTGATGTTGCAAAAAAATGTTCCAGACGATTATGTAATCGCTACCGGTAAGACTTGTTCTGTTCGGGATTTTTTGGATGAGGCGTTTTTATATGTTGGTATAGATGATTGGTCAGATTATGTGATGGTGGACCCCAAGTTCTATAGGCCAGCTGAAGTAGATTATTTATTGGGAGATGCTAGTAAAGCAACTGTTAACTTAACATGGAAACCTACTGTAGATTTTAAATCGCTAGTTAGAAGAATGGTACAAAACGATGTCGAAAAAGAGAGACTACAGCGACCCAGTTTACAAAGATTTTCGTATCAAGGTTCTTAAACGAGATAAGTTTACATGTAAGATGTGTAAGAAGAAAGGCAAAAGGGCCAGACTGAATGTTCACCATATAAGAAGATGGTCATCGGCGGCGGCGTTGAGGTATGAAGTTGGTAATGGAATTACTTTATGTTATTCCTGCCACAAAAGTGTAAGCGGCAAAGAGCGTCATTACGAGTCATATTTTTATCAGCTTATAAATAAATGAAAACACCTAACTATACCGTCATTAAAGACACCCGCGAGCAAAATGGTTGGTCATTTAAAGAATACGATAAATGCAGCGGTATGGAACTTGGGGCACTACATACAGGAGATTATACACTAAAAGGTTTTGAAGAAGTGGTATGCGTAGAAAGAAAGGCGAGCACCTTAGAAATAGCTGGCAACTTAGGCAAGAATAAAGAAAGGTTTCATAAGGAGATGCAACGAATGGAGGAGTTTCCATTCTCATTTTTAGTTCTTGAATTTTCAGCTTCAGATCTTATTAATTATCCGTGCAATGTCAAATTACCAAGACATCAGAAATCAAAGATTAAAGTTACTGGTAAGTATTTGCTTAAGTCTATATTAGAATTTCAAATTTGGTATAACATCAAGATATTGTTTTGCGACAACAAGCAAAATGCTTTTTTAATTACTAATAGCATTTTCAAACGATTAAACGAGATGTTTCATGACAGCAACAAGAACTAGACACCAAAAAAGCAATATTATTTATGAGTCTCATGAACATGGAATTATTGTAGAGACAAGAGAAATATTTCTTCATGGTCACTTTGGAGAAAGCGAAGAGGACCCCGGTACAGAATATCGTTCCGCAAATAGATTTCTTAAAAACGTTAAGATACTTGAGCACTTTAGTGATAGTCCTATTATAGTACATCAACATAGTCCCGGCGGCGATTGGAATGCTGGTATGGTTATGTATGACGCTATTAAAAGTAGTTCCTGTCCATTTGTATTTGTGTGTCATGGGCTCGCGGCTTCTATGGGTAGTATTGTTCCGCAAGCAGCTCATGATCACGGTTATAGAATAGTGATGCCTAATTGTGACTGGTTAATTCACGATGGATCTATAGACACGGGGGATATGACGATACGACAATTTAATTCATATCATGGCTATATTGACACTATGCGTAGGCACATGTTGGAAATATATACGGATTCGTGTGCGGCAACAGGAGGTGAGTTTCACAATATGAAAAGAAATGCTGTTAAAAATTTTATAAGAAGAAAGCTTCAATCTAAAGAGGATTGGTGGTTCAACGCTGAAGAAGCGGTAACGTATGGATTTGCCGATGGGGTGTTTGGTACTGAAGGATATGAGAACATTCAAACTATTGTAGAGTCATTATGAACATAGAAAAAACTTTACAAGACGCATGGCTTGGTATTGACGTAGACCATAAAGATCTATTCAATCCCATGGATTTTGTATTCGCACAGGGAGACAAGGATAAGTTATTAGAGCGCATAGCTTGGTTGATGATGCGCCCAGAGTATTTTTCTTTCGTCTGTAAGTATGTTCTTAATATAGAACTATCTCCTTTTCAATCTTTAATTCTGCATGAGATGTGGAACAGAAAATTTCCCATGCTAGTAGGCAGTCGTGGTATGGGAAAATCTTTTATACTTTCTGTATATCCTATATTACGCTCTCTATTTATACCTACTCGAAAAATCATTATTGTTGGTGCGGCTTTTCGTCAATCCAAAGTGCTTTTTGAATATATGGATACAATTTGGAAAAATGCTCCAGTACTTAGGGATTTATGTGACAGCAATAGTGGGCCACGTCGCGATGTTGATCGTTGCGTTATGCATATTAATCAAAGTACCGTAACATGTCTTCCTTTGGGCGACGGTTCTAAGATTAGAGGTCAGCGCGCTAATGATATTATTGCTGATGAATTTGCCTCTATTCCAAGAGATATATTTGAAAATGTTGTGGCTGGTTTTGCGGCAGTTGCTTCATCTCCGATAGAAAAGATAAAGATTAAAGCCAGAAAGAAAAGAGCTAAGGAATTAGGTGTTAAGGATAAAAGACTAATTTTTACAGA